GTAGTCGGTGGCCGTGCTGATACAGCAGGAATGCTTGACGGTGTTCGTCTAGGTGGTGCCGCAACATACGGTTCTGCGTCAGAGAACATTGCTTTTGAAGCAGATGCTACTGTAATGGGCCTGACTGCATATCTTGCAGGTGACCAGGATGATCTTGCACAAAATATCGGTGGTTCATATACATATGACCTAAGTGGTATTGATCTAAAAGGTGCTGTCGACTATGACATTGATGCAGAAACATATGCACCATCTGTAACAGCGACATTCGCATTTTAAAAAGTAATATTGTATAAATTTTAGACGGGGTGGCATTAATTTGTCACCCCTTTTTTCATTATAAATAACTGTATCATACCACGGAGGAAATTTATAATGAGCAACGAGTTGAAGAAATTAACGTGGGATCATCATCAAGCAGCAGAACGGCGGGCATTTGCTCGTAAGCTTTTAAGAGGCGAGTTATCGGACCACGAATATTACATATTCCTGGTTTGCCAATGGCACAACTATACGCCACTTGAAAATGCTGTTATCATTCCACCTAATCTCAATGCTATATACCGAGCGGACCGTATCAAAGCTGATATGCAGGAACTCGAAAAACTACACGGATTTGGTCACCCATCGGCATTACCAGCATCCGTAATAGAATACCAAAACCATATTGGACAACTTGCCGAATCTGAAAACAATCATGGTCTACTTGCCCATATGTATACTCGGCATTTTGGAGAATTACACGGCGGTCAAATTATTAAAAAGAAAGCACCAGGATCTGGAACAATGTATGACTTTGACGGTGATAAAGAATTGCTTATCTCAGAGTTTAGAAAACTTCTTGACGATAGCATGGCACCCGAGGCAAAAAAGTGTTTTGAATTTGCCTCAAAATTATTTGATGAATTGTCATAATATAATTGACAATCCAAGTTTTATGATATAAAATAATACTATAATACAACATATTCTAAGGAGGAAATCAAATGCAAGATGAAGCATTAGAAGACATTAACCTTAAACCTAAGAAACGTGCAGATCGACTCGCAAGAAGTATCAGCGCAAGGCGAAGGCGGAAGACGTTGAAACAAGTAAGAGAAACACGTTTACTAAATGTATATGCCAAACTGAAAAGGGCACGTAGAAATAAATGACACCACTATGGGACCGGCTTAACAGCTATGCTGAATATATATCAAACTCATTTGATAATAAGTTCGAGCGTTATGACAACCAAAAATATACTGATGATATGCACTTTCCTGGATGGACTGATACCTTTTGGAATTCAGATCAAATCTACAAAGCGCATTTGAAAACCATTGTACCAGAAAACGGTAAAGGTTTATGGTTGATGCACGTTAACGTATTTCCAAAAGCAAATATTGAATTACCTATTCTTGGGTTTGATATTGTTGCTGGTCCCAAAAAGATTACAGGTTCGTTTATGGACTTTTCACCATTACATGGTTTTCCACATCCTTACCATAATTACATGGAACGTCGGGTTGAGAAACTTGAATGGAATAAACCACGTGAATTACCACCGTGGGCAAAAGAAATCTTTTCAAGTGATATGCTTGCGGTTGGTAATATTAATACTGATGATGAGCTTAATCAATTTATTCAAGTAACAACCGATTTGGTAGATTATTATCTAGATAATTTAGATGATAATGCCTTTGTATCACACCGCGATACACTGATCTTATTAAATAAGTATTGTCAAAATCAAAAATTAAATCCACATTTGCACAGATCCATTTTAGCAATGGGCATATCCGAAGAAGATAAAGATGATTATGTCAACAATGTTTTATTTGAGGAAATTTAAATGGCATTTTTAGTACATCCTTTACCGCCAGTTGCGGTATATGTTAAGATGGAATATCTTTATGATTTAGAACCAGGTCATCCAAGATGGGGTAATTTGACACCAGGAATTTGGATCAGTGTTAAATCAACACAATCAAAAGCATTATATTTTGAAACACTACTTACTGATTATGGAGCACTATATGACAAACTACCTATTTCCGCGTTTGTTTGGAAGGAAGACATTAATGTTGACGAACAACTCCCGCTTGACGTTCTTCAGCTATGGGATTGTTTTGATTATGATATTACTGTTATTGAAAAGCCAATCTTGTGTAGGTGTGAGTTCTTTGGAAAAGATAAAAAGATGCACAGTGGGGAGTACGAATTCACTATTGACAACGCCCACCGCGACAAGTCTATCCTTGACACCAATTTCAGTGAGCAAGATCCCGAGCACAAATCGTTCAACGTCATCCGACTTGACAATGGGCAATTTGCCGCACAACCAAACAACAGGGTCATATGGCGAGACAGCTCATTAACACCTGCTGATTTGAAACGACCTGATTTTAAAGTGTGTACTCAAAACTACGCAGTTGAAGATCAACCTAAATGGTCGGTTGGTCACACTGATGAATGGCAATATAAAACAAAAGAGGAAGAAAACGGTTGACAATCAACGGATGCTGTGATAATGTTGATATTGTAAGGAATCAAATAACAACTGAGTTTGATACACATAAGTATTTAATTACTTTACATTACTGTAAATCTTGCGGGTCTAAAAAGGCCAGCTCAAACATAACTCATATTAAAAAGGAGAAAACAGATGTATGTTAAACACGTACTAGGCGAACGCAATAAACTGATGTATCGTGCTGAAATTCATAAAGATAATGAAGGAACATATTCTATTCGTTATTTCTCAGAAGCACAAGAAATTAAACGTGAAACTTTTGAAGGGAAATCTATCCACTATGTCGAGGATGCAGCTGATAATTGGATCAGCGGGATTAAGACATTAAATGGATAGTAACATACCTGAAATCCGTGGTAATACTTATGGTGTTGAAATTCAAATAAAAGATAGACCTTTTGTGAAAATTAATGGAAACATAGTTTATGAGGACAAGAAAGATGTAATGCTTTTTTGGACAGCCTATAGAATGGGAAGGGACCATAAGAAAAATGAAATTAGACACGCGTTGGGACTTTAGACAAATGATTACGCCGCCAAGGTCACCTGAAAAAATCCACCATGAAATTGCGGATATGCTGGCCAATGGTGTAAATTATATTGATGCGTTAGTTGAATATGCGCGCAAGAATGGTCTAGAAATTGAGTCAGTTGCTGATATTGTAAAGAAATCATCAATACTTAAAGAGAAACTTAGATCAGAAGCTGTGCAATTGAGATTGGTTGAAAAAGATGATAAAGACATCACAGAGCTTTGCAAATGAGGAAACTTTTCAGCTCTATATAAAATATCTTGCAATGAAAAAACACTTTACCACGGATGGTTATGACTATCAAAAATACCGTGGTAAAGTAAGAGCCAAATTTGAAACATATCGTACACGCAACGATGTTTTCTTCTTTCACAAATTATCAACTAAGACTGAGCCAATAAATCAATTGTTGGCCAATATGGTTGTTAATCCTAATTCATGGATACGTGATATTGTTGAAGACATTGGTGATGAGCGATATGTTGATTGGCGCAAAAAGATGGATGCGTTAAGTTATACTTTTAAATCTGATTTGAGTAAACTTGATGATAACTACCAAGCAAATTTTGTAACACCAGACGGACAGCATCCGCATATCTTACGTCTGTATTTACAAAAGCAAATATCACTTGAGACGTTTACAATAATTACCAATTTATCAAACATTTTTCCTTATTGGGATGATAATTTGGTTGACAAAATCGTTGCTCGTGATATAATTAGATTATCCAAGAAATACAGACCGTTCTTGGAAATAAATGAAAAAAAGTTCAAGGATATCATCCGTGATCGGTTTTTCTAATATAAATAGTTGGTTAACTGATGTTAACTACATTTCGCAACACAAAACGCTATATAAAGCAATATTAAGGAGATACGTATATGACTATGTCATTTGATGCACTCAAAAAGAATCGTTCAAGTTCTTTAAACAAATTGAACCAACAGCTCGACAAGATTTCTCAAAAGAGCTATTCCGATCCCAATGAAGGTAAAATGTGGAAACCAACTCGCGATAAAGCGGGTAACGGTTTTGCTATTATTCGTTTCTTGCCTGCCCCTCAAGGTGAAGAAATGCCTTTTGTACGCATTTGGGATCACGGGTTTCAAGGCCCGACAGGTCTGTGGTACATTGAAAACTCATTAACAACAATCGGTGCGGATGACCCGGTTTCAGAATTTAATTCAAAATTGTGGAACTCAGGTATTGAGTCCGATAAAGAACAGGCACGCAAACAGAAGCGTCGTCTGAAGTATGTTGCCAATGTCCTTATTGTAAAAGACAGCGCAAACCCTGATAATGACGGCAAGGTCTTTATGTACCAATTTGGTAAAAAGATCTTCGACAAACTGAATGATATGATGAACCCTCAGTTCGAGGATGAAACACCAGTAAACCCATTTGATTTTTGGGAAGGTGCAAATTTCCGTTTGAAAATCCGTAAGTTTGAGGGATATCCAAACTATGACAAATCAGAATTTGATTCACCGTCACCTATTGATGGCGATGACTCAGTGATTGAAGGTATTTGGAACCAACAGCACAAGTTGCAAGAATTGGTTGATCCAAAGAACTTCAAAGATTATAATGAATTGAAAGCAAAGCTTTACCGTGTACTTGCTTTGAATGAAGAACCATCCGATCCAACAACTGCTGTTGGTGACGCCGATGATGATCTTGATTTGAGTAGCCTGGGTAATGCAGCAACGTCAGCACCTCAGCCGACAATGCCTGCCGCAATGCCTGAAATGTCGTCCACAACCATGTCAATGGACGACGATGATGAAGATCTTTCAATCTTTAAGGAACTAGCAAATGGTTAGTAAAACCTACGAAGAGGTTTTAGATTTTGACTTCGGCTTCAGCTTCATTGATGAAGAGCTTCAGGAAAAAGAAGCTGCTGCCGAGGAAAAAATTCAAGAAGTTAGTAGTGAAAAGCAATCACTCGAGGATCAACTCAATGATGCTAAAGTAGCTGCTGACGACTTTGAATATCGTCTAGAACTTTTATACAAATCTGTAACACCTTTTCTGGATAATCTATGTAAGAACCCAGATAAGTCAACAATCTTTTGGCCCGATAGAGTCGGGAAAATTGAAGCCTATAAAGGTAAACTATTGACGATTGTAGAGGGAAAATAATATGAGTCTTTTAGACAAACTTGTAAAGAATTCTACCATTAAATTGACGGCACAGTTATCTGAGTCAAAAGTTTTTGGCAAGAAAGAAATGGCACCAACACCTGTACCTATGGTAAATGTTGCGCTGTCAGGCCGTGTTGATGGTGGCCTATCACCAGGTCTCCTTGTTTTGGCAGGCCCATCAAAACACTTTAAATCCGCATTTGCTCTGTTAACTGCAGCAGCATATTTGAATAAACACGAAGATGCTATCTTGTTGTTTTATGATTCAGAATTTGGTACACCTCAATCATATTTTGAATCATTTGGTATTGACATGGATCGAGTCGTCCATACACCAATTACCAATGTTGAAGAACTCAAATTTGATGTTACGAAACAATTGGACGGTATTGAGAAAAAGGATAATGTTTGTATTATCATTGACTCAGTTGGTAACCTTGCATCTAAGAAAGAAGTCGAAGATGCGATGAATGAAAAATCAGTTGCTGATATGTCTCGAGCAAAGGCACTGAAATCATTGTTCCGAATTGTTACACCACATCTTAATTTGAAAGATATCCCACTGATTGCGGTAAACCATACGTATCAGGAAATTGGTTTGTTTCCTAAAGCTATTGTTTCAGGTGGGACTGGTATTTACTACTCTGCTGATGCAATTTGGATTATTGGTCGCCAACAGGATAAGGTTGGCACTGAAATTCAAGGTTATCACTTTGTTATTAATATTGAAAAATCACGCCATGTTAAAGAAAAATCTAAAATTCCAATCAGCGTAAGTTGGGAAGGCGGTATCGTTAAATGGTCTGGTTTGATGGATGTAGCTGAAAAAGGTGGTTACCTCCGTAAACCAAAAGTTGGTTGGTATGAAGCAGTTAACCCAGAAACCGGTGAGGTTATTTCTGAAAAGCTGATGCGTGCCAAAGAGGTTAACGATAACAAAGAGTTTTGGTTAATGATGTTTGAGAAAACTAATCTCACAACATATATTAAAGATGCCTTTACAATTGGAGCCTCAGGTAGTATTATGCGTGAAGAAACGGATGAACCTGAAGTAATTGAAGATCTTGTTGTGGATACCGAAGAATAACAGTTGACAAGTTCTTACATCTGTAATACAATTAATATTGTGGCGGGTAACTTATTGCTCGCCACAAATCATCTCAACTTATGGATATCCAATGATTGAAAAAACAGTATTAACAAACCTTATATTTAACCGTGAGTATTTTCAAAAGGTATTTCCGTATATTAAATCGGATTACTTTGAGGATGCTAATATCAAAAAGATCTTTGATACATATTCGTCATATGTTGAAGATTACAAAGAACCACCTTCCGTCGAAGCACTCAAGCTGTCCGTTGATAAACGTAAAGATTTGAATGAAGATACCTATAAAGGTGTTATGACTGAAATTGATACAATGGCAATTGATGAGAATACTAACTTTGATTGGTTGGTAGGTGAAACAGAAAAATTCTGTCAAGACCGTGATTTATATAATGCAATCCGTAAAGCAATTTTGGTTGTTGATGGTACTGATAAAGAATTTGATAAAGGTGCCTTACCTCAACTTTTGAGTGACTCACTTGCTGTTAATTTTGATACATCAATCGGCCATGATTACCTTGAAGATTATGACTCTCGATATGACTTCTATCACAAGAAAGAAGAACGCATTCCGTTTGATATTGATCTTCTCAACAAGATTACTAAAGGTGGTTTGCCACGCAAATCTATGACTGTATTGTTGGCAACAACAGGTGGCGGTAAATCATTAGTTAAATGTCACCATGCTGCATCGGCACTGATGCACGGTAACAATGTCTTATACATTACAATGGAAATGGCAGAAGAACGTATCTCTGAACGTATTGATGCCAATATGATGGATGTAACAATTGATGAAGTTTCTGAAACCCCACGTGATGTATTTGCCAAACGTATTAATCGCTTCAAAGGTAAAACAACAGGCAAACTTGTTGTTAAAGAATATCCAACAGGTTCGGCTCACGTCGGTCATTTCCGACATTTGCTAAACGAATTAAAAATGAAACGCAACTTCACTCCTGATATTATCTTTATTGATTATCTAAACATCTGTGCGTCGGCACGTGTCAAAGGTGCAGCTGCCGCTAACTCGTATACGTTAGTTAAATCAATTGCCGAGGAGGTGCGTGGTCTTGCTATGGAATACAATTGTGCCGTTGTTACTAGTTCTCAGTTTAACCGTGATGGGTATGGCAATTCTGATGTGGATCTTACGAATACTTCTGAATCCATGGGCATTACTCATACTGCTGATTGTATTATTGGCTTGATCTCATCTGAAGAGCTCGACAACCTTGGTCAATTAATGTTTAAACAATTGAAAAATCGTTGGGGTGATTTGAATTATTTCCGCCGATTTGTTGTTGGTATTGACCGTGCTAAAATGAAACTATATGACCTTGAGGATTATGCTCAGTCAAGTGTTAGCCAGGACACC